GCGCTTCGACCCGGGATACGAGCCCTCGAAATGTAGCGGCCCGTCGAACTGATCATCGCGGAAGAAATTGGCCTCGGTCCACAGATGCAGCGAGTTGATCGAGTTCCCGTCGACGTCGTCGCCGAGGTGATGCATGTCAGCGCCGCGAGGTGCGCCCGGGTGAAACGGCCCGTTCCACCTGTCGGAGCTCCACATGCCCGCGGTGTAGACGCGGCCCTGCCCCTGCTGGAAAGCGAAGGCTCCGGCGCTCGTTCGGTGGCAGTTGTCGGTCGGGCCTTGCAGCGCGAGGAACTTCCCGACGAGTCCGCAGTTTCCGCCGATCGGGTCGGGTATCACCCGGAAAGCGGTGTTCAGCGCCGCGATCCTCTGGGCTCCGGCAGGGACTCCGTTGATCGGCGTCGATATCTCCCATCCTTCGGTGTCGCAGACCTGCGTCGAGAAGGTCGGGTCGCCGATCGTATTCGCGATCAAGCGCGGGTCCGTCGGCAGGAAAAGGTTCTGCTGCTGCTCCTCGTCGTTCGTCGTCAGCGAGATTCCGACGACTCCGGCCGGCTGGTTGTTCCAGACCTTGACCTGCTGCGCCGGGTCGCAGGAAGGATTTTTATACTGGAACTCCTCGAGGCGATCGTCGGGGTTGAGGAACGGGTTGTCCGGCTGCACGTCGCGCCACGGTCGGTAGAAGAGGCCCTGGTCGGCCTCCGCACAGTGCGGAACGTCGTTCTCCGATGTCTGCATGATCGACGGAGTCGCGAATCTCCACATCGGGATCTCGCGAGCCGTCGCGCCGCCGGCCGGGTTCGGGTTGCGTTGCCAGAGCTGGCCTCCGTGGATGTCGCCGACGGAGTCTATATCGTACTGATAGTCTCCGAAGCCCTCGGGCCACTTTCGACGGGTCTCCACTCGCACCGCGCCGACGTGCTCACGGAACGATAGGCTCATGTCACGGCCGAAGCCCTGCGCGAAGTGCGGCGACTGTAGCGGCAGGTATCCGAGGCTCGAGCTCTTGGAGTTCGTGATGAACATCAGTCCGCCTGTGCTCCTTGAGCCAGACGCATGACGAGGCCACGGGTCCCGGCGTCGAGGAACGAGAACATGGACAGGCGCGGAGCCTCGCCAGGCATGCGAGCAGCAACCGTGAACTCGCCATTAGGAGCCAGAGAGAACTCGAGCGATTCCATGTGCCCGTCAAGTATGGAGGGAGAGTCGAGAATCCCCATCTCGGCGTTGCCCTCGAGACGGTCGGTGTACTCCGAATAGACCCGAGCAGCCTCCGCCAGTGCGATGGCTCGCAGGTCGTTGCGCAGCTCGTGGATGTTACCGACGCGGATCTGCGAGTTGACGATCAACTCCTCTATGCTCGAGCCCTCCGGAGCCACCGGCGCGATCCCCTCGTCGAAGCCGAAGACATCCTCCATGATCAGCGCCGAGTGCGAGTCATTCCAGCGCACCCGTGCCGTCTCCAGGGACGCCGGAACACGAACATCGATCGACGGGCCATGTGCAGCCCTGCGGCCTGCCTGCGCGGCCTGTGGCAGCAGTCCTTGAAGGTCAGGATCGTCGGCCTCGATTTTGATCTCGTGAAGCTGCCCGCGATTGTTCGGGGATGACGGGATCGCCGTGAGGACGACCGCGAGCTTCCATTCCTCGTCGAGCTCCGGGAGCTTGCCGCCGGAAGGCGATGCGTTGAAGAAGAGCGGGTCCCCATCCTGCGCAATGGACTGGCGACGTATATCGACTTTGGGGTTGCTGTCGAGCCGGATCTGCCCGGGGATCGCGAGGCTGTAATACTTCATGGCCTCGGTGAGATAGTTGATCTGAAGAATCCCCTGGTCCTGGTCGGCGATCGAAACCCTGGCCGGGACGATATTCGACTTTGTGTCGATCTCGCGAAAGCCGAAGGACTCGTTGACGATCTCGCCCTCGGTCGGGTAGCCGGCGACGTTGCGTCCGTAGTGCGCGGCGGAGGCTCCTGCCTCTCCGATCCCGTCGACGATGATCGGCTGGCTCCGCAGGTAGCAGTAATCGCAATACGCGACGGCCGGCGCTCGAGTGCCGGTGGCGAAGTCGATCGTCGCGACGCGGTAGGCTCGCAGCGACAGGAAACGAGACATCCACCGTTCGGGGATCCTGAAGGTCCGGCGGTAGTTCTCCAGCAGCGCCCCGACCCGGGCCATGTGCAGGTCTGCGTTCGGTGAGTTCGGCGGGATCAGACCGGCGCCCAGGTCGACGAATGGCAGAGCGCCCTTGAGCAGGTCGTTGATCTTGACCGCCCGTCCGCCCGCAGGCGGAAAGCTGCTGTCTCCATCGGCATTTCCCCAGGCCTCCAGAGCGTCCTCGAGCTCGATATAAGTCCCCTGGTGGATCTCCTCGGTCACCTGGTTCGCCCCGGCATTCGACGTCACCTCGAGCGAGAAGTCCGGCATCGCCAGGACGTTCTCGAGCAGACGGGAGCGCTCGCGATCCTCGTCGGTGAAGTCCGGCAGCGTCGAGGCCCCGGGTCCCGACTTGCTGCGCTCGATAAAATCGAACCGGAACTCGCTCTCGTATGTGAAGAGGACGTTAACCGCCCGAGGACGTACTGCCTGTTTCTCCACGAGGCGGATCTCACCGCGGTCGCGGATCTTGACACGGGGAAGGACAAGGGGGATCTCGCGGCTGTTCGTCGTGTCGAAGAAGACGATCGTGCCGTCCAGCTCGACGTAGACGCTCGAGCCAGGGATATAGTCGAGGATCCGGTTGAGCGCCTGATCGGCGGACTCGTCGATCTCGAGGTCCTCCACAGGCAGGTTGTCGGCTGCCTGCGGCAGACGGTTGACCACGTTAGCCGGAGCCCCGGCGACCTCCGTCTCCGCTGCCGTCAGATCGCCGAGGATATCAGAGAGGATCTCGCTGGCTGTCCACTTCGAGCCCGGCGGATTGTTGACGCCGTCGCGAAGGCTCCAAGGCCAGTAAGCGACCTGTGAAAGGATCGGCGTGATCAAGTTGGCGTTGGGTGAGTCCGGCCGGAACGATCCGACCTTACGGCGCATGTTGTAGCGCCTGATCAGATGCGAGTAGGGCCACCAATAGCGCCGATCGGCGACGCGGACGTGGACGATCTGCGGTTGCGGCCCCGGCTGCACGTCGAGAACATAGAGTTCCTTGACGGTGATCTGCTCGCCGGCGGCCTCGATAACGAGCTCGACCTTTTGACGCCCGAAGCCGAAGGCGTTGCGGTGTGACTCCTGGATCGGGAACTCGCGCACGACCGGAACGACGCCCTCGCGCAGTTCCCATGCGATCGGCGATGACGCCAGGAGAGGAACGCCTCCGAGGGTTGCCCGGCTTGCTTGGAGGACCTCCGGCATATCACGGCAGCCCCGGCAGGACGTTGACGTCTTGTCCGACCTCGCCATCGCGGCGGAACGGGTCGGTGTAATACTGGATCTCGACTGTCGTGATCTTCGTGGCGATCGAGTATCGGATCTGTGAATCGTAGTGCTGAAAGTGCCGCTGAATCTGCGTCGGCTGCCACTGCACCGCAGTCGACTTGATCCGACCGTTCGGTGGGTGAGTGTAAGAGCCACGAGGCAGCGGGTTGTCGGTGTCCATGCTGGTCACATGCTCGCCGATCCTGATCGAGCGAGTGCGCACCGCTGCGCCCTTGTAATTGTAGTAGGCGTATTCGTCACCGGCATGCACGGGGACCAGGACCTCGCCCGTGTCGCTGACGGTGTCCTGTATATCGACCTCGGCCACGACTCCGGGTCCGCCGATCGCCCCGCCGATCTCCCATGTGGCGCTGATCTCGTTAGTGTCGACGTTGTACTCGACGTCCTCGCGGAAGATCGTGGGAGCCACGAGGCTCGTCATGTTGACCGTCTCATCGAAAATGAACTGGCGGATCTTCGTGTCGTAGGTCGTCGCGAGGTTCGTCCCCGTTTGACCGGTGTCGATCTCGCAGGTGTAATTGACCACCGCCCGGTCGGTGCCGGCGGCTGCTCGCAGGTCTCCGACGCTCTCGCGGTTGTATTTCTGCGACTGCACGCGGAATCGCTGCTTGACGATCTCCGAGTCGTTCGGGCTCGCCGCGGTCGCCGAGTCTCCCTGGCGAAACAACAACTCTTCGTAGGCTCTGCGGAAGGTACAGACCTTGCCCTTGCCAAAGTGCGTCGCCGGGCTAACCGATGATTCCGCCGTGTCGGCGATGTCGGTGAACTCCTCGACGAGCTCCCATGCTGCGGTCGAGTCGAGCGCCGTCTGCACCGCCGTCGCATAAGCTCCGATCGACGCCTCGTACTGCGCGAGGCCGGTAGCGTTCGTCGTCGTCGCGGTATAGACGCCGTCGATCGTCAGCGTCCGCCGGCCACTCGGTGCCTTGTCGGTGACGACGGTCGTCGAGCGCCGGCCTAGCTGACCGTTGGCGGTACCGAGAAGGTCGGCCGGTAGCTGCACCTCGATCGATACGCTGAGACGCTGACAGATCCCGGAGTTCCCCTCTTCCTCGTCCTTGGTGATCTCGCTGGTGGAATCAAAGCCGGTGCCGCTGGCATGGTTGAAGGTGTACCAGGTGTCGCGGGTCTGTGTGTCGCCGACGGTGATCGTAAGGTTCTGGTTCGGCTTGCGGAAGGCAGACCGAGCCGTCGCGAGGTTGCCCTCGAAGTCGCTCGGCCCGGTGCCGAGGACCAGGAAGGAGAAGGATACCGAGAAGACATCGTGGTTCTCGGTCGTCGCGATCTGACCGGTGATCGGCATGTCGGGAGATGATCCCCGGCCGATCGTCAGGCTACCGTAGGTGATCGCGAAGTCTCTGGTCGCTGCGGCCATGGTCTACTGCCTCGAGGAGCCCCGCAATGAATTCATGAGCGGGATGACTGCTGCCTCAACTCGCTCACGGCCGAGAAATCGGTGAAAGCGTCGCTGCTGGTACCGGATCTGCTGCGTCTCATCCATGACTCCAAGAAGCTTCTCGGCCCCCGGGACGCGGCCCAGCAATGCGGCGTTGCGGGCGAAGTCGGCGGTCTCCTTCAGCGCCTCAATCTTCGTAGAGGCGGTATCGACGGCAGACGTCACCTTCTCTACCTCATTGATGAAAGGCAGTAGCTTCTCGTCTATGAACTCCTTGATCTGCTTCTCGAGGTCGATCCCGAGTCCCTCGGCCAGCTCTCCGATCTCTCCGAAGAGACCGCCCTTCGCGAAGTTGTCGGCGATGAGCTTCGATCCCTCGCGGACGAGCAACGGGCCATATTTCTCGAGGAAGGACGCGATGGCTATCACCCCTCCGGCGCCAACGGCGATGCCGGCGATTGCCGATCGTGTCGAGACGAGCCCGCGGCCTCTCGTCTGGGCTCCGCCTCCGCCTCTCCGCATGCCGCGCCGGGACTTCTCCTTGTCCTTGCCCTTGCGCTTCTTCTCGCGGTCCTGGTCGACGCGATCGAGGTCCTTCTCGAGCTTGTCGATGTCGAGCTTGACCCGGATCCGTGCGTCGTCGAGTCGTATGGCCATCAGCTGCTCACGGTGACGCTCGTCTGCGTGATCGACTCCGATACATGGTCGTCACTATCCGGGGTTGCCGATCGATCGTCGTAGGTCTGGAACAGCGCGTAACTGTAATCTCCGGCGGAGAGGCTGGTATCGGTGACCGTCACGGCCTCGGCACCGATGGAGACGCTGTCTCCGTCATCGATCGCTGTCGGAGCTTCATCTCCGGTCTTCCGTCGTAAGACGACCCGGTATCGGTCGTACCGGTCGGGCGCGAGCGACCAGGTAAGAGCGACCTGCCCACTGCCGCCCGTTGCCGTCAGCACCGGACACGACGGATAGTAGCGACTCGTCGTGACCTTCACGTCGAAGTCTACGTCCATGTAGGCCACCGAGCCCTGGCCCTCGTACTGCACGGGAATCGGTTGGCTCGAGCCGAGGACGTAGATCCAGCAGCCGTTAGTCTGCGACAGGTCGCCGACGGCATACTCGACCTGCTCCTCGACCTCGAGCAGACCGTGCCCGGAGCTTCCGCCCTCGTTGGCGATGTTTGCGCCGACCATGAGCGCCTCGCCGTAAGCGTCTCCCATCACCGACTGAATCACCTTGACGCGCACCGTGGCGGTACGCAGTCGCGGGTCCTCGCCGGCCTCCGAGTCCCTCTGGCTCGGACCCGGAACGATCACGCAACATGGTGTGTTCATGCTCGAGAGGATCTGGCTCGTCTCGCTGCCGGCGGAGACGATCACGTTCTCGCCGAAGACCTTTTCCCCGGCTCCGAGAGTCACTCCAGCGGCGTCCGCCCAGGTGCGAGCCTTCAAGAGGCTGCGAAGCTGCAAACATATCTGCGCCAGCGTCATGACCCGACGAGCTCCTTCGCGAGGGTCTCGCAGGCGGCCTGCTCGCCATGGATGTGCTGGGTGTAGTCGCGAGCGTCGGCGCGTGCCTCGATCGCCTCGATCGTCTGCGACTCGAGAATGTCGCGGGCCTCCACGAGCGCCAGGCGGTGCTCGATCGGCACATCGAGCCATTCCCCGTAGGTGATCGATCCGCCGGCCTCGTAGAACTGCACGGCGTTGCGCACCAGGATCTCGTGGTCGTCTGTGACGTCGCTCATGACGGCGCGAGGCTCAGGTCCGTAAGAAGTCCGATCTGGTAGAGGTGTCCGTTGGCATCGTGGACGGCCTCGAAGACGACGGGGAAGCCCGCCTCCGCGGTGTTTGAAAGCGTCAGGGAGGCAGCAGCGTCCGGCAGCGGTAGCGCGGCGTAGAGCAGGATCGCCGGGACGTGCTCGGGTGAGTTCGGCGCGAAGAGGATCTTCTGCGCCTTGTCGCTCGCCCGGTCACCGGATCGCTCGATAGAGTCGCCGGAGGCCGTCGTCGCGAAGCTGCGGCCCTTGATAATCGGTTTCCCGGTCTTGCTCGACGTCGATACATTCGGGAAAATCAAAGCGAGGGAGGCGGCGTCGAACTCGCGCAGAATGGCCGTGAGCGCGGCGGCATCCCCCGTGCGCACGTAGTCGACTCGCCTCCCTCCAAACTCTTCCGCGGTGATCTCCTCGGCCGAATGGTTGACCGTGAAGGCCCCGGCGCGAATTTCCCCGAGGTTCGTCCCCCCGAAAGGGAATGTCTGCCCGTCGGCGATATTCGTCGGACCGGAGCAGAGCCGCCCGTCAAGGTGGAAGACGTTGGTCGCCGCACCGACAGCCATCAGATCCTCCCCGTCTGCTCGGCCGGCTTGCCCTCGAAGATCGACTCCACGATCTTCGGAATCGCACGACGAGCCCGGTCAGTGATCCCGACGAAGGGACGCCACGCTATTTCCTGCGAGAAGACATCCGTGGCCAAGATAAAGCCGAGCTTGCGCAATGCCTTCTTCTTCTTGCCGGTGGCCTTGCGCGTGGCCTTCTGGAGGTTCTTGCGCATGGCCGGGGTGATCGGAATGTTCGACTCTCCGCCCGGCTCGGCGTGCTTCGATGCGTAATCGATATTCGCCAGGACGCCGGCCTCGACCTCGAAGCGCGAGACCGGCCGGGACCTGATCGAGTTGAACATCAGGCCGGAATCCTGAAGCGGCTGTTTCGGAGCGAAGCGCCGGGACTTCACCGTCGAGGACCGTCGCAGGTCGTTCAGCGCCCCGGCGAAGTGAATCCACGGCTCGTCCTGGCCCTCGTACTGCGCCGGCCATGCGACACCTCCGAAGCTCCGACGCGGGAATGCCTGGCGCATTTCCCCGTCGAGGAAGAGCCCGACGGATGTCAACACCGGCTCGGGGTTCTCGAGCAGCTCCCTCAGATATGACGGCAGGACGACGCGGCCGACTTTCTCCTCTGCGGCCATGTCATTGCTCACCCGAAGGCCCGTAGTCCGCGAGCTTCTGCGTGTCGAAGTAAGGCTTCGACGCGGAGTCCTCGACCGTCGGGACGTTCCTCGCTGTGGTGACCGGCTTGCCCTTCTTGCGCAGAGCCTTCAGTCCCATCACGAAGTTGTCCCAGAGCTCGCGGCCCTCCTCGCGACTCTTCCCCCCGTACTGCGTGAGCTTCGCGATCACTCCGTCGCAGCCGAGCGAGACGTGCCGGGCATCGTCCTGGTCGAAGGTGACGCCAACATATATCTCGAAGGCGGCCTCGGCGTCGGCGATTGCCGTCGTCTGGAAAGTCCCGTTGACCGTCGTCGCCGCTGGTGCCCCGGCATTCGTCAGGTTGATCAGGTAGGCTGACGGGTAGCGATTGGCGATCTCGGTCGATAGCGCTGCCATGATTACGTCGGGTCCGGCCAGGTCGCGGCGGTGTGCGAGGCGTGCGGCAGGTAGTGTCCTGGATAGAGCCGGGCGATCCACTTCTGGACGATCGACTCGGTCGCGGTGTCCGCGAATGTGAACTCATCGTCGATCAAGTGTTTCGTAGATCCACCGACGAGGGCATACCAGGAGCCGTCGAACTCGGTGTAAGGCGAGATGACTACATCGTCGAAATGCAAGACCTGGCCCACAGAGACACCTGTCGCCTTGATGTTCAGCGTCAAGGCCCCGGTGGCAGCCATGGCCTTGTACCAACTATTCTCGTCTCCGCCGGCTGTCGTCCCTGTGCCGAAGCGGATCAGCGTCCATCCATTGTCCGTGAGACCGGAGAGGGCGACAGTTGTCTGCACTGTGTTCCCGACGTAGAAGAGTACGTTGCCCGTGGAACTGGTCCCGACCTTGTAGACCGCAACCTGCGCAAATAGCGGGAGGCTCCTCGTGATCGCGACGTTCCTCGCCTTCAGGTCCTGGTCAATGACGAGGCTAGTCCCTCCGGTCGACGCCGTGTACTTCAGCGAGTAGTGCGTCGACGGTGCGCCAGGGTAATCCCGATAAGTGATCGTGGAGTCCAGGGAAACGTCGGCGATCTCTGACGTACTGAGATCCCATCCAGTGATCGCCGTCGGCGTGGCAGCCGTGCCGCTGAATCGCTCGAAGCTCGGATTCTCGATATACTGGAGCGAGTCCCGCGCCGAGATCGCCTTGATGTTCTTCACCAGGCCGGAGCCGTCGACGACGAGCCGGTCACGGAGCCGGTCTTCGCCACGGAGCTCGAAGACCTCCTCGTGCTTCGAGGCCCCCGATGCCTCGTCACGAATGCAGCGGCAGACCTTCGAGTCGGTGTGGCCGCTCTCGATCTGGTGGGTGTTCTCGTCGACCTTCAGCCGGTTAAGTACCCCGTTGCCGTCGTTGCCGCCTGCCGCTGCCGGCGTGCCGAGCGTCATGTCCCGAGTCTTGACGGTGTAGGAGTTGTCGACGAAATAGGTGTAGAGCCTCGAGAGGATGTTCTCCGGGCTCGTTTCGGGGATCGAGGCGAAGTCCGCCCAGGTGCGCAGACCGGTCGAGATCAAGTCGCGGGAGATGTCGTACTGCGTGTTGAGCCCCGAGCGAAAGCGCTCGACGGCCTCGACCATCATGGCCTGAGTGTTGAACGGGACGCCGTCCGCCGGCTTCAGCGAGGCGAGGAAGTCAGCCTCGTGCGACGTGGCTCCGTTGGTGAACTTCTCGCTGTTCGTGTTGCAGTACTGGTCGAACTCGTCGACGACCCGGAAGAGGTCCGCGACGATGACTTCGACCTCGGTGAGAGTCGGCATTTACCAGTCCTCAAAATCATCGACATCCTGGCCGCTCGCCATCATCGGTGGCTCGATCTGGTAGTCAGGATGGATCCCGGCGAGGCTCGGGTCCTGCTCGGCGACCGTGGGTAATTTACGATCAGAGCGCCCGGACTGGCGAGCGTCGGCGACCCGCATCAGGACCAGACACTCCGAAGCCGGAATGTCATAGGCTGTCGGCCGATAGAGCGGCGTCCCCGGCACATGTTCTTTCTGCTTCGGGTCGTAATGATGCGATGACGCCCGCAGATCGATGACGCGGAAAGCCGCTGCTCGGTTTGTTGCCCTGCCGGTCTTCGGGTCGATCTCGACCTCGCCGATGTAACGCGGACGGAATACCCAGTGTCGCAGGCCGTCGGCGAAGCGTTCGACCTGCGAAAAGGTGATCTGGTTGACAAGCCCGAAACTCCCCGGCTTCGATAGCCGGCTCCAGAGCTGTCCATCCTCGTCGTGCGCATACGGCTTCTGTGATAGTCGCTGGAAACGCAGCCCGGCGACGAGGCAATGATGGGCGAAGGGAATTCCCGATGGTCCGTGTGTCTTGATCCCGAGGAGGAACTTGACGCGACCCGGGAATGGCCGGCCGTAGTAGCCGGCAGCGGTGCCCGCCGGTTCCTTCGGCTTGTTCTTCGCACCCTTGGGTCGGCCCCTCTTTCTCGGTGCCGGCTCGAGTGCCTCGGTTGCTTCGGGGGATTCTTTCTTGTCGGTCACAGTAGCGCTCATACTCTGTGCATCCTTCGTGGAGGAAGAGGTGCGGGGCGAGCCGACGAAGCCCGCCCCGGGATAGTGATCAGGCCGTCATTTCCATGGCAGCCGTTGGAAGCGCAGCGCCGAAGCCCTTGCGCATCTTAAAGCGGATGTAATGCTCGTCAGCCTCTCGAGCCCTGTCGCTGTTGGCGTCCGTCGCCGCAGCCTCGGAGAGCGGTTCGCGAAGCTGCGAGAATACGGCCTTCACCGGAGCTTCGGCCCAGAAGAAGAGAAGCTGCGAGGCCGTGGCCTGCTGGTTGATCCAGGTCTCGACGACTCGGCCATCACCTCGGATCTCGTCGGAGACTCCGGCCTGCGTGCCCTGCACGAGTTCGGATCGTTTGAATCCGCCCATGACTGCATCTGCATCTGCCGGATTCCCGATACAGACGACTGTCCCTCCGGTCACGGAGACCGAATGGAGCGGCTGCGACTTCGTGTCCTGGAAACTCGCGACGGCCTCGAGCGCCTCGAAATAGGCGACGCGGGCGAGGGCTGCCGTCGTCGGAGCTCCTCCCGTGACGCTGTTCGAGTTGCCGTCAGGAAATCCAAATCGAGATCCGGCGAGGAATGTCGCGCTTCCGTCCGGTGCATTCGGCACCGTCGGGAGGAGTTCGGAATCCGTGCTCCCATTGCAGATCTGGAAGAAGACCCGCTCATCGAGGTTCGCGGCAGACTGTCCGAGCCCGCGGGCCTGGTTGATCAGGTCGCGGGTCTGGTCGTCGGCCTCGTCGTCCGCCTGCCAGGAGATTCCCTTGGCCCAGCGGTGGTTAATCACCTCGAACTGGATGCCGCGGAAACCCTCGAAAGGCAGGTCCCCGCCGTAGGCCCATCGGCCGAGGTGCGGCGCCGACTCCCAGTAGAAGTAATATTCCGACCGAGAGTCCGACGGGAAGTCGAGGTCCATGCACTTCGAGAGCATATCCCTCTGGGCTTCGTACTGTCGGCGGTAGGTCCCGAGAACAGCGGTACGGAGACCGGCCCTCTGCGACCCGCCGGCGGTGATTTGCGCTGGCATGCCTGTCTAATTTCCTTATGTTCCGGCCCAGACAGCCGTGTTCGGCTTGCCCATGTGCTCGCCGGGCGTGAAGAGTTTGATGTCGACGACGGAGGCGGAATGCACCTTCGTGATCCAGCCGACCGCACCGGCGACGTCCGCGACGGTGGTAAAGCTGTTCTCGTCGGACGCAAAGACCACAGATCCGATCTGCGTCATGGTCGTCAGGTTCCCGGCCGAGAGCGTGACGCCCTGGAGCGTGACCCCGGAGACGTCGACACCGATCGTGCTCAGGAGGTTGACCGATGCGATCGCCGAGACCGTGGTCCCGGTGACCGAGTCGCCGGTATCGCCGGAGCTCGTCGGCGTGACGCGAGCGACGCCGAGAAACTTGAGGTCCTCGTTGGTCCCGAGCCAGTTGACGACGGAGCCCTGCGAGGTCGCCGAGGCCGTTGTGGCCGTGCCGACGAGTGCGCCGTCGTAGATCACCTCACCAGAGGCGATCTGCATTTCGACGAGGTGTCCGGGCGACTCCTTCCAGTCAGCCCTTGCAGAGAGTGCCATGGCTACTCCTTCCAGTTGATCTCGAGGTGATCCGCGAGCGTCTCGCGACTGCGGTCGAATCCGCGCATGGTCGAGGCCAGAGCCTCATACTCGGTGTGCAGTTGAACGGCGCGAGCGAAGGCATCCGGGCCCTTCTCGCGATAGGCGACGACCTCCTCGGGAAGGCTCTCAAAGGACTCGTTGCCGGTGAGCAATCCACGTTGACCGAGCTGCTCGAGGTCGTGCGGCGGGTCCTGCGGCGTACTCTTGCGATACGAGGTGACGAAGGTCTCCACAGTCGAGGCTGGGTCGGTGGCGCCCTCGGCGAGCTTCACCATGTCGGCGCGGACGGTTTCGTCGACCGCCCATCCCTC